TTCTGTTGATTCGTCAATGCTGTCAATTACCTCATCAAGTTTATCAACTACATCGGTCAAAGTCGCTTCCTCTTTTTGTTTCTGTAACTCATTAATATATTGAGCAAATATAGGTACATAATCTTCACGGGTTCTTGTAGTCTTTTGACTAATTTGTGCTAATGTTCTACTGCTTGATACTCTATCCTGTTGAGTTATTGCACCTTGATAGATATTATTTGCGTATGCGATTTTACCCGCTTCACTTAGATAACTGAGTGAGCCTAGCATTTCTCTGTTTATAAGGTTTGTTATTTCTGACTGTCTTTGCTGAGACGCTAGCATTGCATTGTCTCGTTCTTTTATTGCTTTATTTAGTGTCTCTGTAGCTTTTTCTGTGTTTTCTACTACTAAATCTATCACATCGGCATAATCTCTACCTGCTTGATAGTTTGTATTACTCCATATTTCCTCGGCTTTTATTCTAAATTCAGTAGCTTTTATATTATCTTCTTCTGAATCTGTTAAGGCTTTTGTTTTTATTGAAATATCTTGTAATGTATCTCTCATTTTTAGATAGGCTGGGATATCTATTGCAGATGTTACATCTTTTAGTTGTTGTTCTGATAATGTACTAAAATCTAGGCTTGAAGCAATTTCTTCTAAAACTAAATCTGCTCTTTGTGTTTGAATATCTGCTAAAGCGATAGCAGCTGACTCCCCACCAGTGCCAGTAATAATGGAATTTAAAATATTTGTTATTTCTGTTTGTATTTGGTCATCAAGCAATTCTAGTTGCGTTGCAAAAGAAGTCCCAACATTTCCAAGCGTATCAAGTCTTTTTGTTGCTAGCGATAGTTCATCCGCGAATTGTTCTAGTTTTTCATTCGCTATATCCTGAGATGTTTTGCCGCCTGAGTCTTTGCCTAAGAGTGAGCCGACTGCCATTAAGCCAAGTCCGCCCGCTATCCCCGCCGGTGTTCCACTCATTAACATTGCTTGACCGATTGATTTAGATAGACTTGAAGTGAATGAAGTCATATTAAAGTCACCGTCAAAAGCGTCTTGAATACTGTCGGCTATTTTGTTTTTAGCTATATCTCCAATACTTTCAAAGAGTTTTTCACTTGCTTTAAGAGCTTTTAACTCTTCTTTTTCACTATCCGCCCACTGTTTAGCGGCTCGACCTGATAAGTCTAGTTGAGATTGTCTTATTTTCTCCATCTCTTTTAAATCAGCTATTTCATCTTCATGCCATTGCATTGCTGCTCGACCTCTTTGAGTGCTTTTAAGTCAGCAAGTTCGCTTTCATGCCATTTCTTAGCGGCTCGACCTGAAAGTTCTATATCTTCTTTGCTTATTCCGCCAATCTTTGAGTCTTTTCCACCATTTTTACCGGCTTCTTGATTTCTTTCTACTATTGCTTCTTTTTGCTCTTTTATTATTTTAAGTTGTTGGCTTAGTGCCGTTAATTCAAAAGCTAATGTTCTGCTATACCCTGATACAACTCCACCGTAACTTTTACTTGCTTCTATGTTGGCTAGTTTTGAAACTCTTGCTATTTCTTTTGTTATATTTGTTAATTCTAAATCTAAAGTAGCTGTAGAAACATTTTTGATACTATCAGCAAATTTATTCATTGCTATTTCTGCTAGAGTTAGAGGGCTGGTCATATCATCAATGAATCCACTCAACCCTACAATACTGCTTGATAATGCTTTTGAGAACCCTGTCGCTTCATCTAAAGTCCCTACTGCCGTCATCAAAGAATTATCAAGAACGGTCATTGATTGCTCAACGGTTACTCCCATTTGACCAAATTCGCCCTGTAGTGTTCCAGCTTGTTCTATTAAAGCCTTCATTACCACATCAGAGGTTAATTTACCCTCTTTTGCCATTGCTCTAAGCTGTCCGACTGTTACACCTAGATTATCAGCTAATGCTTTTGCAACACGGCTTCCATTTTCAGAGATAGAATTAAATTCTTCACCTCTTAGAACACCACTTGCTAATGCCTGAGATAATTGCGTAATTGTAGAGCTTGCTTCTGTTGCACTTGCACCACTGATAACAAGGGCTTGATTGACAGCTTTTGTAGCTACTAATAAGTCCTCTTGACTTGTACCCATGCTTTCAGAGGCTCTTGCCATTCTTGCGTATAGGTTAGTAGTAGCTTCTAATGATTGTCTAGTATCTTGGGATAGTGCGAATAAATCTGATTGAGTTTTAGTGAGTTCTTCGGTTGAGTTTGTGACTAGCCTTATTTGAGAGTCAAGTCTAATCATTGTATCAGCTTGTGCGATAAATGCTTTAGTTGCACTTGTAATAGCTGTTAAAGATACATAAGCAACACCTAGCTTTAAAGCTGATTTTGTAAGGCTGTTCGTGCTTTTTTCAGCACCATATCCAGCTTTTTCTAGTTTTTTAAGTTCGGCTTGAGCACGTTTCAAATCACCAGTTTTAATACTTATCGCTAATGAGGCTAATTCTTGTGCCATAATACATTAACCTCCAAAAGCTTTTAGAGTATTATAGCATAAGTTTAATTATTTTATTATTCATTTAAGCCCCACGCATTTAGCAGCATTTCGCTTGTTACTATTATCTCTTCTTTTTTCTCAGACGGTCTGAATGATGTTATTATATAATCTTCTACGGTCTTACCTTTAGCCCCTAAATAAGAACTTACAACATGTGTAAGATATGCTAATTGAATTTCAGTGCTGTTTGTAGGTTCATGCCTCAGATACAAAGCCCAGCGACTAAGTTCTTTAGCACTCATAGTGTGTTTTATTTCTGCAACTGTTTTTGAAAGGGTCTTTGCTACACGAAACAGTAAGACCTCTTCATCAGTTAGTTTCCCGATTCACCTAAAAGTTTGTTAAGTTCATCTTCATATTTTGTGCCATTTTGAATTGATAGTTGCTTTGCTTGAGCTTCCATTTTTCGCTCTGAACCATCCCAGTCGTCAATCTCTTTTAGTATTTCAGCAATTGCCTTATCAGCACTTTTGCCTAAACCTTGAAAATCCTCAAGTGTCATTTTTGGCTCAAGTAGGCATGAAGCGATTTTACTTAAATTAGCTGTACTTACTTTTGAATAATCTAATGCTAAACTTCCATCGGCTTTAGTGTCGCTATAAATACTAGCAGCATACGAATTTGCCTCAGCTATAGTAGGCTGTCTTAATGTTACCATTACTCCAAGAGATTTAATCTCAGCTTGTTTTTTATCTGCTATGAATCTAGCAAAAGGGTTTGTTTCTTCCATTTGTATATCCTTGTTATATAAAATTTCAGTCTTGTAAGGACTTTGTAGAACCGTACAACAAGGGTACGGCTCGACAAAACACTTAAGCAATATTATATCTAAAATAGGCTATAATGTAAATCTTAGTTGAGAGGGTTGCTCCTCTCGGTTCATTATGCTAAGAATTGACTAAGGAACTTCAAATGAAAACTGCACAAAAAATATGTACCACATGCAAAATAAACAAAGATATTTCAGAATTTTATAAAAGAAAAGATAGTAATCAGACTCATAGAAGTCAATGCAAAAAATGTATATCTGATAAAACTAAAATATATGCAAACTCTCACCTAGAACAAAAGAATAAACAATCAAAAAGATATTATTTAGAAAATAAAGAAAGCATTGATATTAGAACCAAAGCATGGAATAAAAATAACCCTGATAAAATAGCTGAGTATTGTAAAACATATGCGAAAAATCATCCTAATAGAGTTAAGGAAAAAGCTAGAAAATACTTTAAGACAGAAAAGGGGAAGCTTAGCAGTAGGAATAATTGGAGCAAAAGAAGGTCTTTAAAGAGAAACCAAAATGACAACACTATTGATATTAAATATTTAGAATTATTAAAAATTAAACAAAATAATAAATGTTTTTACTGTGAGTGCGAATTAGATTTTAAAGGCGATAGACTTGTACATCTAGACCATTATATGCCATTATCTAAGGGTGGTAAACATAGTGTTGGAAATGTTGTTTTTGCTTGTAGGGATTGTAATTTATCAAAGGGGTCTAATATTCCTACTAAACCCCTAAGTTTTAAACTACTGCTTTGATAAGAAAACGACTTGAAGTTTGTTCAGCAACGTTATTATACATAACTGCATTGTCCTTCTCGAAAGACATTTCTTGCTCAGATATAGTTATTGTAAAAGTTACATATGAGGGAGAAGTTCCTCCGTCATCACTAAGAACTATCAATATCTCTCTACGTGTGCTATTATCCCACATATCAATAATATCTGCCTGACCAAGAGCGTCTGCTGCGTCATAAAGTACATTAAGTTGCATATTTCCAAAAGTTTTAGAACCTAACGCCTTCTGTGATTCCACCCCTTCTAATTCAGTATAGTTCGTCACTGGTTTTGATTCAGTAGAAGAACCTAATTCTTGTAAAAATGCAATTTTCTTACCTGCTGCTAAAGCTGCTGCTGCGTCCGTTGCGTCCGTTATTACAGTATCTTCTGCACATAAATAAACCGTTGTTCCTAATACTTCTGTAATTGGAATCCCTGCCATGATTTAGTCCTTATATATTGTTTGAAGTATATGGTATCGAAATTGCACCAATATACCTATCCGCTGTATCATCCAACGGTGTGAAATATGGAGGTGTTAAGATTTTCACTTTAGTATCTCCATAAACTAGCTTTTCGCCTTGAAAGTGAGCAATAATTTCATCGACTTTAGTATCCATAGGGGTTGTACCCTTATTTGATGGAAAAAGTAAAGTGACTTGAAATATACCAGCACCCTCAGCTTCGATTTTATCTATTGTTGAGTTAGAACTTCGACCCGTTAATAGATGTACTCTATAGTAAGGTATATCAGCGGCAGGGGCTACAAAATCGGTATCATTTTCCCAGTCTATATAAGGATTTGAGATAACACCTAAAGCACGAGTCTGTAACGCTAATCTAGTATTTTTTGTCATTTAAACTTCCTAGCTTGAATATCTAAATGCTGTTGCCATCTATCTACATTAATTCTAACCATACCAGCAGGTGCTTTTTTGCTCCACCCTTGAAACTCTATACGGTGTGCATACGGCATGTTATTTGAAAACGTGATAGTATCACCCATTTGAAAAGCATTTACATCACTCTTCATATTGGCGATTGTTTTATTACCACTTTTATCTTTAGCGATTAAATTAGTATCAATAAACTTATTAATACCTAATTGCCAATTGGCTCTTAATCTACCTTGCAACACGGGCGTATCTTTAATAATATCACTAAATAAACCTATGCTTGCTTTTTTAACAACTTTTTCGGCTTTATCTTCCGTAAGTTTAGCAAATTTAGATAAATCTAGTGAAAAACTCATGATGTAACCGTACAGATAAAACGGTGTAACATAACACCCTGTCCACCCATATAAGGTTCATCTCGCTCAATCTTTAAAGTATCACCATTATATGTAATACGCTCTACTTTATCGAATGTTAAACCTAAATCAGTGAGTTGTTTAGCCGATACTAAGAAAACTTTATTATCCGCTGTAGCTATACCAGAATTAATCCACCCGTCTTCTACCTTGGTAGGTAAAGCTGAGATGTTAAAATCCGTTCTAACTTCTGGCGTTGTAATGTTCCCAAAGTCATCCTCAATTGCAGGTGTTGTAACATCATTCCAAATAGCCGAACCACCATACTTATATAATGCTTCTTCTGCTTGTATTAATGCTCTTGAATCTGCTTGTGCTAAACTCATATTAAGTCCTTGCAACTTTACTAGAATTTAAGCTAGCATTTTCTAAGTATTCAGCAAGTAGATTGTAAACTGTTGTATATTGAGTGAGTTGATCGTCATATTCACTATAAGTAGTTTCTATAACTGCAACTTTCTCTTTTATAATACGCTGTTCTACATCTATAAGTAAATCACCGCTGTTTGCCTTCCATGCTAACTCAGCACACGCTTTTTTAAGACGTGTTGGAATACCTACATTTTCACTATCTATCGTTCGAGGAAATTCAGTGTTTTGAGTGTCATTATAACGCTCACCCTGCCAATTTCCATAATAAACCGTTTCTATGTAGTCAGTAGCTTTTATTAGTAACACTTCTACTGCAGCGTCTTCTAGTGCTACAGCGTCTGTGTTACCTCTATCAGTCCAATATGTGTCGAAGTAAGCAACACTTATATAACTATTAGCGTCCGTTTCTGTACCCGTATCATCTTGAACTACTAGTGCCATGATTATTTCCCTTTAGGCTTAATTGGAGCTTTTGGATTAACTTTTGTAAAGTCTCCACTAGCTAACCACTCATTAACGTCAATCGGGTGTGGAACATTATATTCCTTACCCGTCTTTTTATCATACAGCTTCATTGTTATATCTTACTAATGAATGCTGTATATGTAACGCCTGTTGCCGCTGTATTTACTTTTGTAACTGTTACTTGGAAAAACTCAGCACCCGTAATTGCACGCTCTATTTGCTCAGATGTGAAACCGACTTGTGCCTGTTCATCAACCGAAACAATAACAGGTTCGCCAACTGATACATAAGTACCGCCAACCGTACTACAAGTTTCAAGCTGAATTGAATGATAGTCTGTACCCGATGGAGTACCTGTGATTGAGCCGATATTAATAACTGCTACATAAGAAGCACTACCAACATTTAAGCCAACAATATTAACTGCTGTA